CTCCGGCGTGGGGGTGGGGGTCCCGGTCGGCTGGGGGGACGGATCGACCGTGGGCGCCACGGTGAACGTGGGCACGGGCGCCGGGGTGTCGTCGTCCGTTGACGCGGCCGCCACGCATCCCACGGCGGCCAGAGCGACGGCAGCGCCGCCGATCGCGGCCAGGGCAAGCCGCCGGTTCATCGCTTGACCAGCATGTCTGCATCGAGCGCCTCGAGCTTGCGAGCCGCGGCGAGCCATTGGCTACGGTACGCGCCGGATCGGCGCTGCAGGCGGGCCACTTCTGCTTCGCTGCAGGTGGGGTCGTGGAACGCGACGACGGCATCCGCCGACGCGCTCACACTTTTGCTGTAGGCGAGCGCTTCCGCATTGATCGCCTTCTGAATCCGACTGGCCATGATGACCGTTTCCTTCCCGATTCAGACGGTCTGAATCGTTCGTTGAGTGGGTCGTGCGGATGCACGGCTCACAGGTGCAGTACGCACCACAGGCCCGCCCGGCGTGCGGGAGAGTCTGCGCTACGGATGCAGCGGGGAAGGGCCCGCGGGAGGGGGAATCCCGCGGGCCCGGCGTGGGGGTTACTTCGCGGCGACGGCCGTGGCCACCTTCGCGGGGGACGGCGCCACCTTCGCCACGGTGAGCGCTTCCGCCAGGGCGGCGACGGCCGCGCGGAAGTTGTCATCCGGGGTGAACTTGCCGGAGACGATCGACGCGGTGATGCCGCGCACCACACGGGCGGGCCCGCCGTCGGTGTGCACGTCCGCTTCCGGCGATACCTCGACGGTCGTGGTGCGCGTCTTCGCGGGGGACACCTTCCGCTCCGCCTTGGCTGCGTCGACCTCAGCGGTCGCTGCTTTCTGCGCCCGTGCCAGCTTCGCCGACGTCGACTTGCCCGGCATCCCGGCGGCGGGGACCGACTTCAGGATGGACGCGCGACCCTGCCGCATCACTGCCCGGTACGTCTCCGCCACCATGCGGGGGTTCTCCGCGACGGCCGTTTCGAGCGACACGCCCAGCTTGTGGAGCACGTCGCCCACGGCTTTCGCGTAGCCCAGGACCGACTGGCCCACGGGGATGATGCGGGGGTCTTTCGCGCTCGCGGTGACCAGATCGGCGGCCAGCGTTTTGACCGTGACACCGGCGCTCAGCGTGTCCGCTACAGCGACCACACGGGCCACGATTGCGGCGTCGTCGATGCCATGGGCGGTGGAGATTGCGGCGAGTTGTGCGCCTGTCGCGTGTGTGATTTCAGCGGCCATGATTGTGCTCCGTTCTCGATTCAGACGGTCTGAATCGGTGGGGTGTCGGGTTGCCGTGTGCATCCCCGATCAAGAACAACACTACTCGGTTCATCAAGTAGCGCAACCCCTGACGTGTTCGAGCGGCTCAGATCGGGCCCGGACCCCCCACCCCCTCCAATTCGTCCGGGCGGGGTGCGCCGGCCCCGGTGCCCTCCCCGACGGATATGACCTGGGGATAGAGAATTTCGTTTTACAGTCCGCATCGAAGCCCGCGGAGCTTCAGCGCAGCGGGCGAACTGAAGCCGTGCGGAGGAACCGGTTTCGCTGCTCGATTCCATGGGAAAAATCGGGACGTTCGAGTTGCGCTGACGCTCCACTCGAACTTGTGCGGAACGCGCACGCAGCTCGGTTATATCTATGGGGCCCGATAATCGGGCCCACAAGGCACCCCCTGGACCGATAGTCGGGCCTCTAGAACGTCGTTGAACAGTTCAATCGGGTGCCCCATAGTACTAGTCCTGGCACGATAATCGGGCCTCAAACGCACCTGTAGGGGCCCGATAGTCGGGCCTCAGAGAAGCTCGGAGTGGGACCAGAGAAGACGGCCGCCGTGGTCGTGGCATTCACCCGGCGTGACGGTGCGCGCGAACCGCTCGTGTTCGGCGCACATCGGGAAGGCGTGGGGGCAGAGGTAGTGCACGATGTACTCGGCGTCGTTCGGGCAGTCGGTCTCGCTGTCGTCACCGGCGATCGAGATCACGCAGCACCGCGGGACGAACGCGCGCAGCAGATCCTCGGCCAGGAGATCCTCGACAGTGGTGCTCTGTGCGTTCATCAATCGGTCCAGAACTTCCCGGTGCGATATCGGGGCTGCGGCTCGACGCCACGGCGAAGATCGCGACGGACCCGAGTGCGCTCGCGCTTCCCGCGCAGACGCTCGCTCCCGAAGAACGCGAGCCAGCGGCGGCTCATCGGCGATACCACCGGATCAGCAGTACGCGCTGACCGTCCACGGGCTCGAAGTGCTTCGGCATCACCATCGCGGTGAGGTGCTGCCGGATGCCTGCCCACTTCCCGCGTTGCTGCGTCCGGCTCGTCACGACCTCGTAGCACCGGCCAGTCTGGGTGCGCACGATGTCGCCCGGCTGCAGGGTCATCACGCGCGTGTCGACGTAGAGCGAAACGATCGCGCCGGCAGGGGCAGTCATGGCTTGATCCTCTCGACGGTCCAGCCGTGCGACCGCAGCCACTCGACCATTACCTGCTCGCGCACGCCCTCCTCGGCGGCCACGATCCTCTCGAGCATCTCGTGCACGATGCTGCCGGTGTCGATCTCGTACTCGTACGTCATCGAGTTGTCGTCGAGGTCGAAACGCGGCGACCGCAGCGCCTTGACCTCGGGATAGTGCACCGGCTCGAAGCCGAGCTCGTCGTGATAGGCACGGACCACCTCGGAGGGCGTGCACCAGCCGCCCGCCGCGGCGAACAGTGAGGGTCGCTCGTCTGTCATGCTCGTCTCCTCTGTCGCATCTGCGCTTCATCGCGCATGGTGGGGGCTGGGATCTTCGACGGCGGCCAGGGCATCGACTCGGGGATCTCGTACTGCGCGGCCGTCTTCACGCTGGCGTGCCAGGTCTGCTCGACCAGATGGAGGCGGAGAAGGTCGCCGAGTGCGCCTTGCACGGTCGACCGGCTTGCGCCGGTGCGTTCCATCATGGTCCGCTGGCTGATCTTGGATCGGCCCTGCGCGTCGATCTGGTCACAGATCACGACGAATACCGCGATGTGGCTCAGCTTCAGCTCGAACGCCGGCACTGCGTCTCGCACGAACCAGTGCGGCACCGCGCCGTGCGTCCGGTAGGACGGCACGACTCAGTCCTGGGGCTTCGGCAGCGCGACCAGCGGGCGTCCGGTGCGAGAGCGCATCCACTCCTCAAGCACCTCCTGCTGATATCGCACGGTCCTGTGCCCGACTCGCACGAACGGGGGTCCTTGCTTCAGTCGGCGCCATCGCACCAGCGTGGAGGGCTGGACGCCGAGGATCTCCGCCACCTCCTCGGGGGCCAGCAAGGGCGTCATGGGGTGTGCTGCGTTCAACATAGTGCTACTATACCATCACAAGTCTCTGGAAGGAGAAACCATGGAACCCACCATTGAACAGATCGTCCAGGAGGCCCTCGACCGGATGCGCAAGACGTTCGTACAGAGCGCGCCGCCGCAAGCGATGCGCAGCGCAGGCTCCGCGTTCGACGGATTCGCCAATGGGGCGCATCTGCGCGAGACGCTGCACGACCTGCACACCGACCTCCGTGCCGCGTACGAGCGCGGCCGCGCCCAAGCTGAGGAGATCGACAGGCTCTCCCTGGTGAATCAGGTCCTCACCAGGTCCAACAGGGACCTGCTGGCCGAGAACACGATCAGTGTGAGTGCAGACGCAGCCGCCAGCCTCCGGCAGGAGCTTGAGAGCTACAAGGCGCTCGCCGATCGGCTCGGCCGCAGCAATGCCGCCGCTCGGCGCGCGCTTGACGGGCAGTACCCCAATGGCGTCACCGTCACCTTCGGGGGCTGGAACTCGGTGCTCGAGCCCGGGTCGTCGATCGACATCCAGGCGGTCGTGACAGAGCCCGAAGCTAGCCCGGGGACAGGGGAGTGAAGCGGTTCATCGGGCTCGGCGAAACCTGGGTGGACGTCGAGGAGATCGCGGCGATCGAGCCCGGGGAGGTCGAGGTCACCGTGAAGCGGGCGGTGGACTCGGAGCCCAAGGAGCAGCAGGGATCGACGATCATCCTGAAGTCCGGCGTACAGCTCTCCGTCGAGACCCCGGTGCAGTCCGTGCTCGCCGTCATCCGGGAGTCGCTCGGCGGCAAGCCCGAGCCCACGCCGCCGCCGGCAGAGCCGCTGCCCACGGTCGATGTGTCGGACCTTCCGTCCGGCTACCTCGATCCGTTCGCGCACCACACCCACCACCACTGATGGGCGTGCTCGACAACTACCGACTACTCGCCGGGCCGCTCGAGCCCGGCGAGTACCGGTTCGATCATGCCGAGGCGGTGCCGGCGCGACCGACCGACCAGGAGCTCGAGTGGCGGGTGGATCACCTGCGCCGCTACTTCGATAAGGACGAGGACGAGATCGTGGTGGGCCCGAAGGCGATCCGCGAGAAGGTGACCAACCACGGCGAAGTCGACTGGGTCATCCGGGTCGTCGCGATCTGCCGGGAGACACGGCCTGCCATCACGCAGTAGCGTATTACGCATGGGACGCAGGAAAGAGGGCGCCACGATCCGGACGCACACGAAGTGCATCCGGCTGGATGATGATGGTGTCCAGATGCTCGAGCGCAACCGCGCGCGCCGCGGTCTCGAGATCTCGGACTACTTCCGCACCCTGATGGAGGAGGACAGATATGCCGAGCAGGGATGAGAAGATCAGGCAGGATCTCGCTCGCCGCAAGCGTGAGTGCTGGGGATCTCCCTGGCGCGGCGCCCGTCGCGATGGACAGACGGATCTGCCTCGCAAGTATGTCCGCCTGAACGCGGTCGAGATGCGCCACGCCGCTCTCACCGGTGGCGTGGCGATCTCGGAGCGCGAGGCGACCCGCCTCGGTCTGATCGACCCACCGGAGCTGAAGATGGAGAACATCGAGCCCGGCGAGGATGTCTTCCTGGCCGGAGCGATGGAGGTGCCGCGATGAGCCAGGACGCGATGCGTGCCGACTTCGAGGAGCCGGCACGGCGGGGACTGAAGCCCGGAAGGGCACCGCGGGTGCCGCTGAAGGCGCGTATCCCTGAGCTGCCGCCGCTCGAGCACGACTTCGACGCGACGAAGCTGCCCACGCCCGACCAGCGCTCCGAGGCGTGCGTGAACATGAAGCTCGCCGGTGCGCCATGGCCGGAGATCGTGAAGGAACTCGGCTACGCGGATGTGCAGTCGGCGCGCTCGGCGTACATCGCCGCCCTCGCGAACTCCCATCCGCCGGAGGACTGGGACACGCTGCGCCAGACGGCCATGCTCCGCGCCGAGGGTTCGCTGGCGCGCTCGAACGCGATGGCCTCTGCCGACTACCTGATCGTGCGCTACGAGAAGGACGGCGAGATCGTCGAGGAGTACGTCCCGAATGCGGACAAGCTGCGCTGGCACGAGCAGGCCAGCAAGGACCTGATGAACTGGGCGATCATCTCCGGCGCCAAGGCTCCGAGCCGCGTCGAGGTCACCGCCTCCTCGGCCGAGCTGAACCAGATGGTGCAGGTGCTGCTGGCAGGTCAGGAGCAGCGCGAGATCGAGGCGGATATCTGGGACGCCGAGGTCGTACCGGATGGCGAGACCGAGGACTGGGCCGACTGATGCTGTCAGTGGTTCCCGTTCCCGAGAGCACGGTCGAGATGCGTCGCCGTGCGATGTGGCGCAAGATCCTGAAGAACACCAGCCGGGTGAAGATGTCCCGCGCCGGTCGGCCGCGTCTGCGACGCACGTTCCCGAGGAGTGGACGATGATATTCATCTGGGCGCTCGCATTCATCATCGGCTGGTGGCTGATCTGGAAGCTCATCGTCAAGCCGTTCCTGTGGACGATCTCTCGACCCGGGATGCCGGGGGACCGCCATGGCCGCAGGCGACGCTGACTGGCGCAAGCTCGTCAAGGACGCCGTCGCGGTCAAGGCGGCGACGTCCTCGCAGAAGTCCGGCGCCAGCGATCACATCCGGATCTCGCGCGTCGGACTGTCCACCGACGCCCACCCCTTCCTGGTGGAGGCCGCGCGTAAGCGCGGCATCTCACTCACCGGGTACATCCGTCGGGCTACGATGGCGCACGTGGCGATGGACCTCGGTCTCGAGGCAGTCGACCTGTTCGACAAGGACTTGAGCATCGCGCCGATCGGTCGGCGCGGTGGGCCCCCGACGAAGGATCTGGACGGCGAGCGCTACGGTCGCTGGGAGGTACAGCCACATGACGTTGGAGACGACGCCTGACGCGCGAGAGCTTCTCCGCAAGATCGATCGGCTGCCCGAGAAGCAGCGCGCCGAGCTCATGGAGCGCTACGCCAAGAAGACCTCGGGCGAGATCCAGATCTGGTACTGCAAGCGCGGCCGCATGTGCGACGGAGAGCCGCACGCGGGGGTCCCCTACCGCCACGCTCGCAGCGACCAGTGGCCGCCGCCGGGCACCGACTGGGACACGTGGTTCTACATGTCCGGCCGAGGTGCCGGGAAGACGAAGGCCGGTGGCCACTGGACCCGGAAGATGGCCCGGGTCACCGACCGGATCGCACTGATCGGTCGCCGCGGTACGGACGTCCGCGCAACCATGGTGGAGGGGCCCGCCGGTCTCATCAAGGCGTGCGAGGCTGCCGGCGAGAGCTACGACTGGAAGCCCGCCCTGAAGGAGTTCACCTTCGAGAACGGCGCGAAGGCGTTCGGCTACTCCGGCGAGGAGCCGGAGTCGCTGCGTGGCCCGGAGCACGGCGCCGGCTGGCTGGACGAGCCGTGCCACATCGTGCTGATCGAGGAGGTCTGGTCGAACTACACCCTGGGGCTGCGGTCTGAGGGTGTGCCTGGCGGGGCGAAGACGCTGCTGACCAGCTCGCCGCTGCCGACGAAGTGGACCCGCGAGCGGATCGACGAAAAGGGCCAGGAGCTCGAGTCGATCGACGAGGAGACGGGCGAACGCGATCGCGCACCCCGGACGGTCCTGGTGTCGGTGCCGACGTCGGTGAACCTGAAGAACCTGGACGAGGGCTACAAGCGCCGCGTCATCAACCCGCTGAAGGGCACGCGGAAAGGGCGCCAGGAGCTGGACGCCATGCTGCTCGAGGATGTCGAGGGTGCGCTCTGGAAAGCAGAGTGGCAGGTCCGTGCGCGGTTCAAGCGCGAGGACATGGATCGCGTCGTGGTGGCGATCGACCCCGCTGGTTCCGACGCGAAGTCGTCCGACCTCACCGGCATCATCGCCGCCGGCAAGATGGGCGAACGCTTCGGCGTGTTCAAGGACGTCTCCGACCGCTACACCCCGATGGGCTGGGCCGCGGCCGCCATCGCGCTGTACGAGGAGCTCGAAGCCGATGCGATCGTGCTCGAGCGCTATGGCGGTGCGTCGGCGACCACGATCCTGCGCAACGCCGGGTTCGAGGGCAAGATCATCGAGGTGAAGGCGCGCGTGGGCAAGATGGCTCGCGCCGAACCGATTGCCGGACTCTACGAACAGAAGCGCGTCGACCACCTCGAAGGCGCGGACCTCGCGGATCTCGAGGAGGAGCAGGTCTCCTGGGTCCCTGGCGTCACGAAGAAGTCCCCGGACCGGATGGACGCCGTCGTCTGGGCGCTCACGGACCTGTCGGGCAAGCACCACGTCACCGCTGCCGTCGGCAACGCGAAGGGCTCGATCAGTCGGTCACCGCAGAACCATGCACCCGGCTCGAAGTATCGGAGGAAGAATTGGACGCAGGGCATTCGCCGCTCATCGCGGTGACGTGGGAGACGCTCCCGATCATCGTAGTGACGATCCTCGTCGCCATCCTCGGTGTCGGGCGACTCACGCGCGTGATCGTCTACGACGACTTCCCGCCCGCCCGCTGGTGGCGCGAGACCTGGGCGATCTGGTGCGAGGAGCACAACTGGTCCGGGTGGGAGAAGCTGTTCACCTGCTGGTGGTGCTTCTCGTTCTGGTGCACGCTCGCCTGCGTCGGCTGGTACATCGGCGGCCTGTTCGTGGTGTGGCTCGCGTGGTCCTGGTGGATCTTCTGGGGGTCGCTCGCGATCGCGTACGTAGCGGCGATGGTGATTACGCGGGACGACCCGAACAGCTAGGATGGCGGCGTCGATCCCCATGTCGATCCGGCAGGCCGCCCTGCCATCGGTCCCCGAGTCTCCCCAGGGCTCGGGGACCGCGCCGTTCCCTCAGCGCGTCACGGTCATGATGAGCGCGATGATCGCGACCAGGCCGGTGACCGCCGAGAACCCGAGTGCGATGTTCTGCCGGATGCCGGTCGTGCCCGCCTTGCCAGAGTCGGTGTCGTAGCGGCGGGTCGCCTCGAACTCGGCACGCGGCATGTAGGTGGCCTGCGCGTCGGTGGCCATACCGCGCAGCTCGTTCAGGCTGCCGAGGCGCTGATCCATCGAGTGGATCGCGGCTTCGATGGCCCGCTGATCCGCCTCGCGGAGGGCGTCCTGGTAGCGGCGATCCTGCGCTCGGAGCTCGTCATAATGCTCCTTGAGGGTGTCGACGGTCCATTCGCTGGGCATGGCTGCAGTGTATGCGGTGGTCGACACTTCACTCCGAGCACCGGGATCGAGCGCGAGAAGCCCGACCTGGGCTAGGCTCGTCGCATGCGTAGTTATTCGTCGGAGTCATCGGAGCCCAGGCCCCGGTAGTTCGACGACCCTTGTCCCCGAACTCCCTCGGCCCTCCTGGGTCGGGGGAGTTCTTTATGTCCGGCCAATGGCATCGAAACCAGGCGGTGGGCGCGGGCTGTAAACCTGTAGCCACGGGGTTCGACACCCTGCGGTGCCACGGAGAGTGAAGCAGCGTGGCGCTGTACCCGTCTCGAAAACGGTTGGTCCGCAAGGGCAGGGGTTCGATCCCTCCTCTCTCCGCGGAAGGTGAGCTCGGCCGGAGTCCGAGGCGCGCTTGCTAGGCGACGTGCACTTCGCGGTGTGGGGTTCGACTCCTCCGCCTTCCGCTGATACGCTCTGCTCGACTGGCAATGGCCGGGCTCACACCCGCTTCGCAGCCGAATGCTCCGTACGTAGTGCGGGGCATTCGTGCTTCCTGCCGACCACCCCGCTATGATCCTCGCAGGGCGCTCAGCGCCACCAGTGCGATGTGAGGGGTCGGGATGCCGCGGAGAGAGCTCACGGTTCGCCCCCGTTCCATGGTGGCGGCGGGGCGCAGCTACGGCGGCCGCAAGGACAAGAGCAAGGACAAGAGCTTCCGTGCCGGCGAGGAGTGGCAGCGCGCCGGATGGGACTTCTACGACCTCGTCCCCGACTACGGTCAGGCCGCGAACATCGAAGGCGCCCTGATCTCCCGAGCCAAGCTCATCATCGAGGAGCGCGACGCCTTCGGCGTGTGGAAGACCACCGAGAATCCCGTAGCGCTGGCGGTGCTCGACGATTTCTACGGCGGCGAGGAGGGGCACAGCGAGTTCCTGCGCCTGGCCGCCATCCACCTCACCGTGGCCGGCGAGGGGTGGACGATCTCACCGGACGTCAATGGCCTCGAGATGGCCATGCCCGAGGACTGGCAGGTTGCTGCCGCCACCGAGACGGCGAAGAACGGCAGCGAGTGGCGGGTCAACGGCAAGCCGCTCTCGGGCGTCCGCGCCGGTGTTCGCATCTGGCGGCCACACCCGGTCAACCGCAAGAAGGCAGACACGCCGACGCGCCGCCTGCTGGCTACGCTCTCTCAGGCCGTCCAGCTTCAGAAGCGCATCTCGGCACAGATCGACTCCCGCCTGTCGGGTGCCGGCGTCTGGCTGATCCCGTCGGAGACGTCGTTCCCGTCGCAGCCGATGCAGCAGCTCAACGCGGGCGACCCCCCGGTTCACACGGATTCGATCGCGGCCGGCGACGCGCAGGGCCTCGCGGACCTGATGCTCGCACGCGCGCAGGAGGCGGTGGCGAACCCGGAGTCCGCGGCTGCCATGATCCCGCTGATCGGCGAGGTGCCCGGCGAGTACATCGAGAAGATCCGGGACCCCGTGACCTTCTGGTCCGAGCTGGACAAGGTCGCCCCGAATCTCCGCAAGGAGCTGCGCGAGGAGATCGCGCGCGGCATGGACATCCCGATCGAGGTGCTGCTCGGTGGCGAGGGGTCCAACCACTGGACCGCCTGGCTCTCCGACGAGAACAACATCAAGATCCACGCCGAGCCGACGCTGAAGATCATCACGTCCGGCCTGACCACCGGGTGGTTGTGGCTCGCGCTCGAGGATGAGCCGGGCATCGACAACCCCCGGCGGTTCCGTTTCGGCGCGGACACGGCCCAGATGCGCCTGCGCCCGAACCGCTCCCAGGAGGCGCTCGAGCTCAACGACCGGATGCTGCTCTCCGATGTGGCGACACTGCGCGAGAACGGCTTCACCGAGGCCGACCTGATGGACGAGGCGAACCTCCGGGTCGCGATCCTGCGCAAGATGGCGTCGGGTTCGACCACACCGGAGATCGTCGCCATCGCCGCCCGCATGCTGGGCGTCGAAGTGCCGCAGATCACCGACAATCGGCCGCCCGTGGAGGCTCGTCCTACGCCGTCGCTCGAGGATCACCCCACTCGGGACATCCCAGATCGCGCCACGGAACCGCCTTCGGGTGCGGCGAACCTGCATCCGCTCGCGCTCGTGGCCGAACAGATCGTGGACAGGGCCCTGCAGCGTGCCGGGAACCGGATGAAGGTCAAGTACGGCGTGAAGCAGCCGCCCTGTGGGGCGAATCGGCTCTATCAGGCCGTCACGATCCAGGTCGGCGACCTGGATGACCTGCTCCTGGACGCCTGGGAGGCGTGTTCGCTTGCCGATTACGGTGTGGATGCCGTTGTCCTGGCGCGTGCGCTCGACTTCTACACCCGATCGCTGATGATGAGCCGCCGCGAACCGTCGAGGGCCACCATCTCGGCCGCCCTGAAGCTGCTCGTGCCGGAAAAAGTCGCCTGAGCGGTACGATGGCGGCGCCGAATCACCCACAGGAGGCGTGATGCCCAAGGAGACCGAGGCCACCGAGGTCGCGAAGCTGTTCGTGCTCGAGTTCGACTACCGATCGGACGACGGCGACCGCATCGTGGGCCCCTTCACCTCCCAGGAGGGCGCCCAGGAGTACGTCGATCAGGCCCGCGACGCCTGGAAGGCCGAGGCCGACCGGGAGTGGAGCGCCGAGTACAGTATCGTCTCGCTGGCGGCCGCGACAGATGCCGCAGAGGCAGCTGACGACACCGAGATGCCCCCCGATGAGCTGGATGATGGCGAAGAGGTCACCAGCCTGGTCCCCGTGCACGGCGTGTCCACCATCGAGGGGCGCGCGACTGGCGACGGCCGCGGGTTCCGCGCCGGTGCTGCCGATATCGAGGCCGTTCCGCAGCCTCTGGGCTTCGAGTTCGAGTCCGGGCACGGCAGCGACAACTCCAAGGTCGCGATCGTCGGTCAGATCACCGAGATGTCCCGCGTTCCGGTCCCCGGCGAGGATGGCGTCTTCGAGATCCGCTGGCGCGGCATGATCGACATGACTCGCCCGTACGCCGGGCTCGCCGTGCAGGGCATTGCGGATGGTACGTACACCGGGGCGTCTGTCATCGTCGACTCGGTCACAGTGGATGTCTCCGAACAGCGTGAGGAGCTGCGCGCGCGCATTCTCCGCGATCAGGCCAGCGATCAGGTCGACGACAACCTGCCGCACAAGATGTCCACCCAGGAGATCGAGGATCTGGTCGACACCCTGGTGGGCGACGGCACCCAGCAGGTCCAGTGGTACTCCGAGATGCGCCAGCGGCGCCTCGACATGGTGCCGACAGGGGCCTTCATCGAGGCGTACGTCGGCCTCGGCTGGGAGTTCGCCGACGAGATGACGCCCGACCAGCTCGTGGCCAGTGCCCAGGCGCTCACCGACTGCGGCTGCGGCGACATGAGCATCCTGCAGGAGCTGGACGAGGCGGGCTCGTGGGCCGTGGTCGACCTGACCGAGCTCTCCGAGGAGGAGCGCGAGGAGTATGACGGCCTTGCTCCGGCGCAGCAGGAGGAGTTCGCCCGCGAGCACGGCGCGCTCGTCGCCTCCGCGAACTTCGCCCCTGGCACGCACGACGGTCCCGGCTGGATCACGCACCCGCTAGCCACCGCGCGCATCCGGCGCTATTGGGTGCGCGGCAAGGGCGCGGCGAAGATCCGCTGGGGTGTCCCCGGCGACTTCAACCGTTGCCGCCTGCAGCTCGCGAAGTACGTCCAGAACCCCGACTGGCTCGCGGGTCTCTGCGCGAACATGCACAAGGAGGCCCTCGGGATCTGGCCGGGCATGGAGGACGGCGGCCGCGGCCGCCGGCACTCGCTCGTGGCATCCGCCGCGGCGCCCCAGCCGCTGTTCTCGATCACCGCGTCCGCCGCGCCCCTGTCGGCCGACTACTTCGCCAACCCGAACTTCACCCAGGCGGAAGGCATCCACGTCGAGGGCGACAAGATCACCGGCTACATCGCCGTGTGGAACGTCTGCCACATCGGGAACCCGCAGGGCCCCGGCCGCTGCACGCTCGCCCCGAGGTCGAACGCGAACTACGCCTGGTATCGCACCGGCAAGGTTCTCACCGATGAGGGCTACGTTCCCGTCGGCCAGATCACCATGGCAACCGGCCACGCCGGGCAATTCCTGTCCGCGCGCGACGCCGTCGAGCACTACGACAACACGGGCTACGCGATCGCCGACGTTGCCTGCGGAGAGGACGCCTACGGCATCTGGTTCTCGGGCAAGGTGCGCCCCGGGGTCAGCGACGAGGACATCTTCGAGGTCATGGCGTCCGGCATCGTCTCCGGCGACTGGCGAGAGATCCCCGGCGTCGGCTACGAGCTGGTCGCCGGCCTCGTCGTGAACGTCGGCGGGTTCGGCATCCCCAACGTGGCGCTCGCGGCGTCCGCGGCTGGTGTCACCTCGATCGTCGCGGCAGGTATGTACCAGCCCGAGACTCAGGTCACCTCTGACGAGGAGCCCGTGCAGTTCACGGCCGCGGAGGTGGCAGGTCTCATCGAGTCCACCGTGGAGACTTTTATCGCACGCCAGACGCGCGCGAAGATGGTGGAGGAGTTGGCGCCGATCCGCGCCCAGTTCCGCGCTCGCCAGCTCGCCGACGCGCGCTCCAAGTTCATCTCGATCGAAAGGTAGCGCCATGGGGTGCTCGTGCAACAGCAAGCGACAGAACCCGGCCCCGATGACGACGGTCGTCGTCTATCAGGATGGCCACGAGAAGTCGTTCGCCTCGAGAATCGCTGCTCTGGGCGTCGTCCGGCGCACCCCAGGCGCCTACCTGCGGCCGATCACTCCGACTCCGTAGACCGTGTCGGCTTGACACGCGCCCGCAGAGCGTGTCATCCTCTCTCGCAGCAGCAGTAGCTTCGCTCCGACGTAGTCGGGTGATGATCCAGGCCATAGGCCCAGTCGAACCATCCCCGTTTTCTTCTACTGAGGAGTGACCTCATGAAGTTCCAGATGCCCAAGAGCCTCGACGGCCTCTCCCTCAAGGAGATCTCCGAGCTCGTCGCTGCCGCTCGCGCAGAGGCGACCGAGCTGGCCGCCATCGACCCGAGCGAAATCACCGACGAGCAGGGCTCCGACCTGATCGACCTGTTCGGCTTCGTCGGCACGCTCGAGGACCACCAGGCCGAGCTGCAGACCGCGGCCGACGAGCGCGCTGCCGCTCTCGAGGCGGCTCGTGCCGGTCTCGCCGCAGCCGACGAGGAGGGTGGCGACGACGACTCGGGTGACGAGGACGGCGACGACGACTCCGAGGGCGGAGACGACGAAGGTGCCGACGCCGACGCAGAGGGCGCCGACGACAAGGAGCCCGCACTCGTGGCAGCCGGCGCCAAGCGCACCCCGGCCAAGAAGTCCTTCGCCAAGAAGGTCTCGTCCTCCTCGAAGCAGGACCCGGCGCCCGTGGTCGACAAGCCCCAGGGCCTCGCGATCACCGCGGCCGCCAACATCCCGGGCTTCAGCTCGGGCCAGGAGATCACCGACCTGAAGCAGCTCGCCGACGCCTACGTGGGCCGCGGCAAGTCCTTCGCCTCCGGCAACCGCAAGGGTGGCCTCGGACTCCGTGCGCCGGGCCGCTACGAGATGTCGAAGAACGCGCAGCGTTTCTCCGTCGCCAAGCTCGAGAAGCCGGTGAACGAGTTCACCATCGGCGAGAAGGACTCGACCGAGCAGCAGTACGACCTCATCAAGGCCGCGGCCAAGGAGGGTCGCCTCTCCGGCGGCTCGCTCACGGCGGCCGGCGGATGGTGCTCGCCCTCCGAGCAGATCTACGGCTTCCTCGAGCTCGAGTCGGCCGACGGCATGCTCTCCGTGCCGGAGATCACCGCACGCCGCGGTGGCATCCAGTTCACGAAGGGCCCGGACCTCGGCGCCCTGCTCGCCGAGACGGACCTCGGCTGGCACATGACGGAGGCCGAGGTCGAAGCTGGCACGGACGAGAAGCCCTGCTACGAGATCGAGTGCCCCGACTGGGCTGAGGTCCGGATGGACGCGGTCGGCTTCTGCATCCGTGCAGGTCTGCTGACCAACGCCACCTACCCGGAGCTGATCCGTCGCTACCTGGGCCTCGGTCTGCTGGTGCACGCCCGCCGGATGAACGCGCTGACGATCTCGCAGATCTCGGCGCTCATCACGGCGACGAGCTCCTTCGCGGCGGTCGGCGCAGCCGGTCACCAGGCGATCACGTCGGACCTCCTCGACGCGATCGAGCTGAACGCGATCCGCATCCGCGAGCAGTACAGCATGTCGCTGACCGCGACGCTCGAGGCTGTCTTCCCGCTGTGGATTCTGCCGTTCATCCGTTCGGACATCTCGCGTCGCCCCGGCGGCCTCGAGATGCTGAACGTCTCGGACGCGCAGATCCGCGCCTGGTTCACGGCTCGCCACATCAACCCGCAGTTCGTCCGCGACTACCAGGGCATCAACTCGACGGCGAACACGAACCCCGGCGGCACGTCCACCTGGACGACCTACCCGACCTCGGTCACCTTCATGATCTACCCGGCAGGCGCCTTCGTCCGTCTGGCCACCGACGTCATCGACCTCGACACGGTCTACGACACCGACGGCCTGAAGGCGAACACCTACACCGCCGCGTTCTTCGAGGAGGGCTTCGCCATCGCGAACACCGGTGGCTCCGGCGTCAAGGTCACGGTCACCCTCGGCAACCGCTTCGGCGCGACGGGCTACCCGTCGGTCGGCGCTGTCGACGGCGTCGCGTTCTCGGCCGCCGCGTAGTCCACTCCCTGGGGGCCACGGGCCCAGTGGCCCCCAGGGATTCAACTCCGAGAGGAGGTGGGCATCATGGCAGGACCAGACATCCTCATCGCGTCCCCGCCGCGCAAGCCGCGCGTGGGTGGCATCGGCTCGATCGCTTCGTTCCGGCTGAACGGCCGCCTCGGGATCGCGCAGTCGCTGATCTTCCAGTCCGACGCATGCACGTTCCCGCAGGTCAGCGAGCACCTCTGCTACGTCGGCGAGGAGAGCCCGACAGACAAGGCGTTCGACGGCATCGTCATCGCGGACGCCATCGGCACCCCTTTCCCGCTGTATGCGGGCGTGAAGTGCTGGGCGGGTCCCGACCCCGACGAGCTTGAGCGCGCGAACGAGATCCTCACCGAGGGCCGGGATCGTGCGCTCGAGGAGCAGCTCGCCATCTGGGCCAACCAGGGCACCATCGTTCCCGGTGGCGGCACGGGCGGCACGGTCACCGGCGCGATCGCTCTGATCGAGCAGGAGCTCGACGACAACTACATCGGCCAGGGCGTCATCCTGATGAGCCGCGCCGACGCGGTTCGCGGCGACGCGGAGGGCTCGCTGCACGTGTCGAACGGCCTCATCACCACGATCAATGGCACGCCCGTGATCGCCAGCGGCCGGGTCGCCCCGGGTCAGGCGTTCGGACTGGGCGCGATCGTCGTGGAGCATGGTGGCGCAGAGTCCCGCCAGGTGGTGCGACCCACCTTCAACGAGATCTGGGCGCTCGCCGAGGAGATCTACGCGCTCGCCGTCGACTGCGAGTTCCGCGTGCGCGCGTCGACCACGGCGTCCGCACCGCCCGCGGCACCGGCGATCACCGCGTTCACCTCGAGCGGGACGTTCACCGCGGCCAGCACCACGGTGGCGTTCACGATCACCGAGACCGGGGCATCCCCGATCGCGAACACGCTGCAGTACCAGGACCGCACGTCGGGCGCCTGGACCGACGTGGAAGACGACCCGTCGATCGCCGGCAGCGTCTACACGTGGGACTTCGACGTGGAGGATCTGGGCTTTGTCGCCACCGACATCGTCCACTTCCGCCTGGTCGCCAACAACATCGCAGGATCGGCCACGAGCAGCACGGTGAACCGCACCGTGGCGGCCGCACCGTAAGGAGAGAGAGATCATGGCACCCGCACTCATTCCCGACGGCTTCGTCTTCGTCCCCAAGGCGGACGGCGTCGCCGCGGCGCTGCTCGATGCAGCAGACAAGATCGGCGCCGACCGCAAGAGCGGCGTCCGGACGGTCCACGGCGGCTACAACGTGCAGCTCGAGATCGCCCAGCGCTACCAGGAGAAGCTCGAGAAGAAGGCGGCCAAGGCCGCCAAGGTCGAGACGGGCCCCGCAAAGCCGGGTGACCCCCCGGCCGATGTCACGAACCCCGATGGCTCGAAGCCGCCGGTGGACGAGAACGGTGTCCCGATCCTCACCTCGACCGAGGACGACGGCACCCCCAAGGAGGGCTGGACACACGCCCAGTTCAACGACTGGGCCGCGAAGCAGGAGCCGCCGGTCGTCTTCCCGAACCAGGCGAACCTGGCCACGAAGCTCGAGGTCGCAACCAAGCCCGCAGACCCCGCTGACCCCGACAAGAACAAGGAGTAGGTCATGCCTTCGAAGCCATTCAAGCTCGTCAAGGGCAAGAGGATTCGAGCCACACGTCTCGACGGCTGTGGCCGCCCCGTCTACGGGGAGTCCTCGGTCGCGGTCTCGAACGGTACGGTCTCGGTCGCCATGACCCTGAACACGACCGACACGGACGCGATCGAGCAGACGAACATGAACGGGGACACCTGCGTCTCCGAGCCGGCTCAGACGAAGTTCTCGAGCTACTCGGTGGTGCTGACCTTCTGTGAGGTCGACCCCGAGCTGTTCTCGCTGCTCACCGGTCAGCGCGTGTACCTCGACGCTGACGGCAACGCCATCGGCTTCGCGGTCAGCACGGACGTCTCGCTCGAGGACCAGGGCTACGCGCTCGAGGTCTGGGCGGGCGTCTCCGCCGGCTCCGCCTGTGACACGGAGGGCGCGCAGGGCAGCTTCGGCTATCTCCTGCTCCCCTACCTCAAGGGCGGCGTCCTCGGCGACCACACGATCGAGAACGGCTCCATCAACTTCACGGTGTCCGGCGCAACCACGCGCGACGGCAACCGGTGGCTGTCGGGCCCGTTCAACGTCATGCTGGACGGCGACGGCGACCCGGCTCCGCTCATCACGCCGCTGCAGCCGAACGACCACGAGCTGCTCATCCAGGTGGGCGTTGCTCCCCCGGAGGCGTACGCGGGCACGCGGCCGCTGATGGACCCGGACTCGACCCCCGTCACCGCGGTGGTTGCTGCCGAGGGCGGCTCGCCGAGCGAGGCCGACTTCACCTTCACGGGTGCGGCCGCCGACGTCCCGGTGTGGATCGACTTCGGCGACGGCACGTGGGACTACGTGGCCGACGGCACCGACGGCTCGTCGCACACCTACCTGGCGAACGGCGTCTACACCGTGAAGGCGACGTCGAACGGGATCTGGCACACGACCACCGTCACGATCCCTTTCCCGTAGGCCCCGGCTCGGGCTACGGCTCAGGTCCCTATGGGCACGGCGCCTACGGGCACTAGCCCCTGCGGCCCCGACCTAGCTCCGAGCTAGGCGGGGCCGCCTTCGTTCCACTGGAGGAGACATGGCATCTGCACCCAAGGTCACGGCGAACCCGCCCGCGGAGAACACCAACCCGTGGTACGCCGCACGCACCACGTACGACGGGCAGCTCAAGGCGCGTGCGAACGGGGCGGTCGTCACTGACGGCACAGCGGCATCCGCCGGCGCCGTCTTCTGGGGCGTCTTCGAGGAGGGCTCTGAGCCCACGCCGCCCGACGACGGCCAGGTGCACTGGGGATTCCGGGTGAACACGCCGTGAGTCCGCTGGTGCTGTGGGATGCCGACGCCCAGGTCTGGAACGACCTCGGCGAGGTTCCTGCACTCCTGCCGCCGACGATCACCACCCCGGATCTCCACCCCTTCCTGCAGGGCTACGCGCCGCTGCAGTTTCTCACCGGCACCGGATCGCCTACGTGGTCCGTGGTCGGTGGCGCACTCCCTGCCGGCGTTGTCCTCGACTCATCGGGGGCCATGACCGGGGCGACGTCGGCAGGGGACACCTCTGGCACCGTGACGGTGCGCGCGACGAACTTCCTGGGCCACACCGACCAGACGTTCGCATGGACCACGTTCGCCGTGCTCGCCGCCAAGCCCGGCCCGACGAACACCGGAAACCAGGGCGGCACCGGTGGCTACGAGACGATCGACGCCTATACGGTTACGACGCCGGGCACCGTGATCGCGAACAAGATCATCAACGGCCAGATGACGATCGCCGCGGCCAACTGCATCATCCGTGACTGCGTCATCAACTCGGGCTACTGGGCGGCCGAGACGAAGGTCGACGCCGACGACTTCCTGATCGAGGACTGCACGATCATCACCGGCCTGAACTGCGGCCTGATGATTGCCGGCGGCTCCCGCAACGTGGTCGTGCGACGCTGCGACATCTCGCAGGCGGTCGACGGCATGAAGGTCTCCGGCGTCGGACTGCGCGTGTTCGACAACTACATCCACGACCTCGTCTACGACCCGGAGACGGACACCCACAACGACGCTATCCAGGGGTACAGCTTCTCCGAGACGCAGGTCGTGCACAACTCGCTCGCGACGCCGGACACGGGGTGCATCTCGCTGTTCGACGGGCAGGGCAACCGTTGGAGCAACGTGCTCATCCAGGACAACTGGCTCGTGGGCGGCATCTTCCCCGCCTACCTCGGTGGCCCCGACATCTGGGGTCTGCAGTTCCTGGACAACACGATCTCCGAGTGGGGGGAGTACCCCTTCACGAGCTTCACCGCCGATCCCCCTCGTCCGCCGGGCGAGCCAGGTAACGTGATGTCCGGCAATCACGAGCCCGACGGCACCCCGATTCCATAGGAGACCACCATGTCGAGATGGCTGCAGCGCACCCCGATCAGCGCGGACGGCAACGGTACGACCAGTCAGCACCTGGCCTTCGGCGAGCCGGCCGATGGCTCGACGCTCGTGCTGATTGCGGCCTCGACCGCGATCATGGACCTGGGCACGCTCGACTGGGACGTGATGGAGCACTCGCTTTCCGGCCAGGATCTCTACGTCTGGACGAAGGTTGCCGACGGCACCGAGGACGGCGTCGACATCGTGGTCAGCGTGGCCGATGCGCCCGTTCAGGCCCTGCTGCTCGAGTTCCCGCAGACGACCGACTCGATCGCCACTGCGCATCAGTCCGACGTTCCGCGCTCGGGAGTGCCGGTGACCGGACTGACCGGCCTGCCGTCGTCCGAGAAGCTGCTCATCCACATCGCCTCGTATGGAAGCAACAACCCCACGGCCGGAGTGAGCTCGGTGGCCTGGGGCGACGCCACGGTCACGGACAGCTTCCTGGGTGCCGACGGCGGCGGATCGGTGCCGGGCATCTCGCTGCTCGTCGGCTACCTCGAAGACTCCGTGCTCACGAGCTGGGCGCCGACGGTCCTCCTGGGTGACCCGTCGCCCTTCGGTAGCACGACCGAGCGCATCACGCTCGCTCTGCAGGTGCCGACCACGCTCGACAACCCGGTGGTCACCGTCGTCTCGACGACCGCACCGACCGTGCCGGGCGCAGAGGACGGGGAGATCGAGATCTCGTGGCCGGACGTGACCGACGCGGACCACTACACGGTGGGCATCGCTGATGGCTACGACCAGACCACCGGCTTCACGGTCACCGACCCCGCCACCAGTCCGCACACATTCACCGGGCTGGCCGCGGGTCACTACACCGTGGCCGCGAAGGCGATCGCGAGCGCCTGATGGCCTTCACCGACTCGGGCTGGGGGACCGCGAACGCCGCCGTGACGGCGCCCGCGGGCGGCCCGGGCGACTCCGGCTGGGGTACGGCGCGCGCGCGGCTCCTGGACCCCTACACGGGCGGCACGCACGACTCCGGCTGGGGTGTGGCGAATGCCAGCGTGGAGGCTGCACCGCCAGGTGCGGCCGTCGTCGTCTTCATCGAGGACGACTGGGTCGAGGTCGAGGCCGTGCGCTATGACACCGACACTTCCACCTGGGTGTCGTCCTAAGCTCTCGAACCCGCTATCCTGACCCCTGAACCGAGGAGAACCCAATGGCCATCGTATCGACCGACATCCTGCTCAAGCTGGCGACGGTCGCTGGTGCGGCCGGCAACGCGAACACCAGCACGCCTGGCGCGTCCCTCGGCAAGTACATCTCCACCACGCAGCTCTCTGCGACCGCGCTCAACAACCTGTTCTCCGACATCACCGGCGCCCAGAACGCGGCCAGCCAGGTCGACTACCAGTGCGTGTTCATCCACAACAATCACGCCACCCTCACCGCGCAGAACGTCGTGGTCTACGGGACGGGCGACGTCACCGGCGGAGCAAGCTGGGCGCTCGGAGTGGACACCACGGCAGAGTCCGCGATCGGATCGTCCTCGGCACAGGCGCTCACCATCGCCAACTCGACCACGGCACCCTCCGGCGTGAGCTTCTCCGCACCCACCACGGATGGCACCGGCCTGGCCGTGGGCTCGATCCCCCCGGGGCACACGCGCGCCATCTGGGTCCGCCGTACGGCCGCGAACACTCCCGCGGTCAACAACGACGGCTTCACGCTCGACGTCGCGTTCGACACCGCCGCGTAACCAGAAGGAGGGGCCATGGCGGCTACCCCCTTCGCCACTGCGGCAAACTCGGCGGGCACGCAGGTCGTCGGCGACGCAGGTTCGTACTACAAGGATCTGGCGTTCACCGGCGCGCAGAACGGCGACCGCATCCTGGTCATGGCCGTCGGCGCCGAGTACAACAAGACCGCCGGTACGCGCAGCCTGGCCGCCACGGGCGGCAGTATCGGCTCCTGGACGACGGCGTCCCCCACCGTAGCCCTGACGAACGACGTCGACCTCATCATCGGCTTCGTAGACGTGACCGCCACCGGCACGGTCACCGTCCGCGGCACGGTGCGGTCGGGCAACGGTGCGTTCGTCCAGGTCCTCGGGTGGCTGATCCCCGCTGCGGAGAAGGGGGCCAACCCCTCCATCTCCACCCTGGTCGCAGACGCTGACGGGCAGCTCTCACTCGCCCTCACTGGCGCGACGAAGGACATCCTCGGGCTGCTGGGAGACTGGTCCGCCGCTGACATGGGCACCGGCACAGTGCCCTCCGGCGGCACAGTGGACAGCCACTACTTCGACGGAACGCAGTATTCGACGTGGGCGGCACGCTGGACGGCGCAGACCGCCGCCACCCGCACCTACGGCCCGTCGGGCTTGAGCGGCCGTCGGATCTCTGGCGGGTTCTACCGACAGGACACCGTCTCGAGCCTGACTCGCGTCACGAAGACTCTCGACCTGGCCTGGAACGTCGCCGCCCGGGTGACTAAGGCCGCGGATACCAAGTGGATGACGCTCGCTCGCGTCACCACCACTCGCGACGTCGCGTGGAACGTGCTCGGCAGGGTCACAAAGACGCGCGACATCGGGTGGAACGTGGCGTCGCGCGTCACCCTGGCGGCCGATGTCGCCTGGAACACGCTGAGTCGAGTGCTCTCGACGCGCGATATCGCGTGGAACGTCTCCGCCCGGATCACGAAGACCCGGGACATCGCTTGGATGACGGCGGCCCGCGTCTCGTCCAGCGCGCCGATCGCGTGGAACGTGCTGTCTCGCGACGGCGTCGCAGCGGATGTCGCCTGGGCCGTGCTCGCTCGGGGACTCGTTGCGCAGGATCTGCAGTGGAACACCTTCCAGCACGTAACGGTGGAAGCGCCCCTGGCGTGGCAGGTTCTCGCGCGCCTCGGCCTGTCTCGAGACGTCCAGTGGGGCGTGCTTCAGCGCGCCGCGCTCAGCCGAGACATCCAGTGGAGCATGGCCGGCCGCGTCATCACGGGCCGGGATATCTTCTGGAACATCCAGAGCGAAGACGGCCGAGCTGTCCTGATGGTGGGTGTGGCGTGGACGACACTCGAGCGCGACGAGCTCGCGGCGGATGTCGCCTGGCGTGTGGCGCAGCGGGTCACCGCATCACGTGCCATCCAGTGGGATCTGCTCGGTCGCGTCCTGGTGGACCTCGACATCGCCTGGAACCTCCGAGCTCGCCCTGTTCGCACACTCCCGATCGAGTGGATGACGCGCGCGCGCCAGACGCGCGCACTCCGGTCGGAGTGGAATGTCGGGTCCGACATCGTGCCCGAGTTCTGCTGGCCGGCCACGATGTTCCTGCACTTCGAGACCCCCACCTACGGCCTCAGTTTCGAGGGTCCGACTGGTAGCCTCTCGTTCGAGAGCTGCACTCCGGAGGGCTGATGAGCATCGTCGACACGATCAAGCAGGGCGACACCGATGAGCTGTGGCTCGTCGCCACCGACGGCACCGGCGCTCGCATCGACCTCACAGACGCCACGGTGGAGGCCCTCTACCGCAGGGGGCGCACCACGGTCGCCGCGACTGTCACCGGCTACGACCGTGAGAACGGGAGAGTCCGCGTGGAGAAGTCTTCGCTCCCCGAGGGGCCGCTCGCCTGGGTGATGCACGTGACGAAGGCTGGCGTCCGGACCACCATCCCCACCGAGGGCACGGCGAAGCTCGAGGTCGAAGCGAACATGGAGGCCACGGCGTGATCTGCTACCCGGATACCACGGACTGGTCGTGCTGGGGAACCCCTGAGGACATCTCCACGCTCGACCCGGACAAGAAGGCGCTCTCCGAGGCGCGTGCCTGGTACACCCTGGCCGCCATGACGGCGTACCGGATCGGCGTGTGCCCCACCACGATCCGGCCGTGCTCGCGCGGCTGCGCGCCAGCAGGCTCCTGGATCGCCGCGCCGGCATCCGCCACCGGAGCGAACATGGGCGCCCTGCCACTGCAGACCATCGGCGGGATCTTCACCCCGCACATCACCGGCGGCGTCTGGGTGAACTCGTGCCGCTGCGGTTCCGTGTCGGACTGCTCGTGCGGCAGCTCCCTGTCGGCCGTGATCCTGCCGGGTCCGGTCGGCGCGATCGAGTCCGTGGTCCTGAATGGCGAGCTGGTGGACCCCACGAAGTACCGCGTCGACAACGGCAACGAGCTGATCTCGCTCGACCCCGATATCGTGTGGCCGTCCTGCCAGAACATGACGGCGGACCTCGAGTCCGATGGCACCTTCGCGGTCACCTACTACCGCGGCATGGCGCCGAACGAGATGGTCAACTCGACGGCGGGCGTCCTCGCCGCAGAGTTCTACAAGGCGTGCACTGGCGGGAAGTGCCGGCTACCGCAGAACGTGAAGCAGGTCGTGCGCTACGGCGTCACCATCGAGGTCAACCCCGACCTGTTCTCGAGCATGATGGTCATCCCCGAGGTGGCCATGCTGGTCAATGTGCTCAACCCGAACCAGCTCAAGCAGGCCCCGCGGGTGCTCTCCCCCGACGGGCCGTCGCGTCCGCGTATGCAGACGTGGGGTCGGTGATGGAGCCTGACCTTGTAGACGACCAGCGCGTCTACCCGATCCTGCTCGAGCTGCTCGCCTGCCTGAAGGCTGAGCTCGGCGCGCAGCAGGTCAAGGACATGTGCTTCGTGAATCTGCTGGTCGGCACGGAGGTGCCGGCCGAGTTCGTGCACATGAATCCCACCGACACGGTCGGGGCGGCATACGTGCGTCTCGGCAGCGCCTACCCCTCGGTGCAGAACTTCCCCGAGCCGGACCCAACGCCGACCTGCAGTACGGCCCTCGCGTTCCCGATCGCTGTCGGCATCCTGCGCTGCGCGTCCATCGGGGACGACACGGGCAATCCGCCCGACCAGGACGAGTACGCCCGGATCGTGCGGCGCTCGACGGCAGACATGGCGCTGATGAGGCGCGTCATTCAGTGCTGCCTCGCCGACAAGTTCGACGACTCGACCTACGTGCTGGGCACCTGGGAGCCGCTGCCGAACCTCGGCGGTGTCGTGGGCGGTGAGTTCAGCTTCATCATCCAAGAGCCGATCTGATGGCCGAGGCTTACCGGGTCACGGTCTACAACAGCCGGATCGCTGCCCTCATTCAGACCGGCGAGGGCGCGCGCTGGTCGCACGGTGTCGCCAAGGACATCGAGCGCACTGGACGTCGCTTCGCCCCCGTCCGCACTGGCCGCCTGCGCGACTCGCACGTCACCCTGCCCGGCGTCGGCACGAACCAGTACCAGAAGCGTTGGGTCGTCTCGGCGCTGGCGCCCCACGCCGCCTGGGTGGCGAAGGGCACCGGCATCTACGGGCCGCTCCACCGGCCGATCCTCGGCTGGCAGAAGCTGCCCTGGAACATCGGTGGCCGCAACCGTCCCGGGATCAACTCGGTGGTCTGGTCGACGAAGGGTCAGCGTCCGAACGACTGGCTGTCGCGTGCTGCAGCCGTGGTGCTGGCGTAATACGCTAACCTTGCACCATCCGCTGGAAGGAGACTCCCATGTCCGAAGCAGATAGCCGGTCATTCCGCAGGGCCGTCGCCCGCCACTCCGAGACGGACCCGGAGGATCTTGAGGACGTCGTCACGTTCGACCTGACGACGACGAAGGAGTTCCCCGTCTACGAGGATGGTGAGCCCGTCTTCGACGAGGATGGCGAGCAGGTGTACGAGGAGAGGGTCGTCCGCCAGGACTTCTTCACCGCGCACAAGCCGAAGATGGAGACACTGATCCTCGCGGCCGCGCGCGGAGGGCGGGTGGGCACGAACCCCGCCGAACAGCTCGCCGCCGTCCTGTCGCTGTTCCGAGCTGCGCTGCCGGAAGTCCAGATGGGCATCATCTACGACCGACTCGAGGACCCCCAGGACGAGGTTGGCCTGTACATGCTGCTCGAGGTGTTCGAGTGGCTGCAGGAGCAGTGGCAGTCTTTTCCTACCCCGCCCTCGTCCGCCTCGTCTGCACAGCCGAGGCCGACTGGCGGGCGCTCGACGGGACGTTCGCCCGGCAGGGGTTCGACCCGCTCGCAGACGGGCTCGACCGCTTCCTGAACATCATCTACTCGCTACTGCTTCCGATGGATAGCGAGGAGTCTGGTGGGGCGGAGCGACTGGCGTTCATCGTCGACCTGAATGAGCCGCTGCCCAAGCCGGACTGGATGCTGCAGAACCCCGACGGCACCCGCAACGGCACGAGGATGGACATCTCCGCGGAGGCGGAGATGGACCTGTTCCGTGCTGCCGCGGGCGGTGCCCAGTAGAGTGTCGTCCAGCATCTAACCGGACGGGGCACCATGGCGACTACCATCGGGCGCGTCGACTTCATCGTCGGCCTCGACGGCACCACCGTCCCCACGCAGGGCCGGGTGATCGGTGAGAAGATTGCACAGGCCATCTCCGGCGCAATGCGCAAGCGCCTGGGAACCGAGCTCGGCAAGCTGAACCTCGACAAAGAGGGGACTGCGCTGGGCAATCGCTTCGCCGATCGTTTCTTCCAGGGCCTCCGTGGCAACATCGCCCGCCAGATCTCCTCCGTCCAGAACGAGCTGGGCAGCCGGTTCCGCAGCCTCGGCGGCCAGCTCTCGCTCCCGGCCAGCGCTTTCAACGACCTCGGCGAGCTGCGCCAGGTTGTCGACGACCTCGGAGACAGTGCTCGCAACGCCAACGACGGCTTCGTCCTGATCCGCCGAGAGATCACCGCCAGCGGCAACGATGCCGACACCTCGTCGCGGAAGTGGTCGAGACTCCGTGGTGCGCTCAGCGATGCCAGGGTCGGGATGATGCGCCTGGGCGACTCCATCGGGGGCGTGCACGCGCGGCTGCAGGCTGCAGGCGACGACGGGGGCGAGTCTCTGTGGCGCCGGCTGTCGGCGAACACCCGGCAGTGGACCCTCATCATCGCCGCGATCGCGACGGGCGGCGAGGATATCGCAGCGCTCGGCTCGGCTGCCGGAGCAGGGCTCATCGCGCTCGGCGCAGCCCTCAGCTCGGCGGTGGTCGGCGTGGGTGTGGGTATCGCCGCCTTCGTGAAGCTCAACAAGGAGATCTCCACCCTGCCCGCATCGCTGCGACCAGCGGCCGCGGCGTTCCAGGGGCTGAAGGGGCCACTCTCCGACCTGCAGACCTTCCTGTCCGTGCAGGCCCTGGCGGGTACGGCGGACGCATGGAAGTCGCTCGGCAACACGATCCGCGCGCTTCAGCCGTCCCTCACCCCGATCTCGAAGGTCATCGGGGGGATCGTCAACGACCTGGCCAAGAACCTCAAGCCCGGGACGGACCAGTTCGCGATCCTCACGGGCAATCTCGCGACGGCCGCGCCCATCTTCGACTCGCTCGTGCGCTCGGTGGGCACCTTCGCGGAGGCGTTCGGGCGCTCCTTCATCCGCGCGACGCCGATCGTCGCCGGGCTGGTCGCGTGGATCTCCCGCCTGGCGAACCAGTTCAACGCCTTCACCCAGGGGAACGGCTTCGACGAGTGGATGGACCACGCCCAGTCCGTGTTCTCTCACCTGGGACCACTGCTCAACTCCGCAGGGCGCCTGCTGAACAACCTCGTCACGGATGAGTCCGTCGGCCGGCTCGACGGCTTCCTGGATTCGCTCACCTCCTTCATGCCGAACCTGCAGCGCCTGCTGAACATGCTCGGCAATCTCGACCTGTTCGGCTTCCTGGCCGAGACCCTCGACCAGATCGGCACCGCGCTGCGCCCGCTCGCTGGCCCGGCGACCGAGCTCGCCGCTGCCCTGCGGCGGCTGGCGTCCATCACCCTCGGTGCCTTGGCCGGTGACCTGCAGGAGGTGGCGTCCGCACTGGCGCCGGTCGTGCGCGGTCTCGCAGACTTTATCAACGCCGTACCGCCGGGCGCCATCGAGGCGCTCACCCAGGCAGTCGTCCTGTTCTTCGCCGCCTGGGGTGGCTACAAGGTCATCACCCTGGCTGCCGGCGCGATCGCTGGCGTGCAGGCGGGGCTTGCTCTACTCGGTCGAAACCTCACCATCACCGGGCGCGCAGCCCAGGTGTTCGGCGGCACCGTGACGGCGGGCCTGGGCAAGGCTGCGACCGCCGCGGGTGGCTTCGCCACGAAGATGTCCACCGTGACCAGCCTGCTGCGCGGCGCGGCCGCCATCGGCATCATCGCGATCGGCGTGAAGTTCATCGGAGACCAGCAGATCGCCGACCTGACTACGAAGCTCAAGCAGGCGACGTCGGCCGCGCAGACGATGAAGGTGGCCCTCGACTCACGCGGTGGGAACATCTCCATCAAGGACGCGACGGCGAGCGTGAAGGGCCTCGGTAAGGCACTCGATGGCATCAACAAGACCCAGAACCTGTGGGAGTTCCTGAACGGACCCGCTGGCACCGCGCGGCCGCTCCTCGCCGTGCAGCAGCTTAACTCCTCGCTCACTCAGCTCGCGCAGACGAGTCTCCCGGCCGCCCAGCAGCAGTTCAAGCAGCTTTCGGACGCAGCGAACCTCAACGACAAGCAGCAGCGCACGCTGCTCAAGTCGATGGGCGACTTCAAGTCGACCCTGGTCGACCAGGCGACCGACCTCGGGATCTCGACGAGCATGCAGAACCTGCTCGCCCTGGCGACGGGCGACACCTCGCTGGCCACGGACTCCGCGCGCGCCAAGATCGAGGCCATGGGGGGCGCGACGGATGGGGCGAACGACTCGGCCAAGAACCTCTCGGCCACTCTGCGCGACCTCGGCAACTCGCAGCTCTCCGTGAACGGCGCCGCGCGCGACTACAACCAGGCCCTCTCCGACGCCACACAGTCGATCAAGGACAACGCGGCCGCACTCGCCGACCACAAGAACAAGCTCGACCTCACCACGCAGGCCGGGCGCGACAATCAGGCTGCGCTGGATCAGCTCGCGCAGTCCACGAGCAACTACGCCGCCCAGGTGTTCGACGCCACCCAGGACCAGGGGCAGGCCAACGCGATCATCTCCGCGGGACGCGACCAGCTCATCAAGATGCTGGGGCAGCTCGGCATCACCGGCAAGGCCGCGCAGGACTACGCCGACAAGCTGGGTCTCATCCCCCAGAAGATCACCACGGTGATCTACGCGAACACCGACTCGGCCACCGGCACGATCGACCGCCTCTACCGGACGTGGAACGGGAAGACGATCCACATGTACGTGACGGCGCAGGGCGTCGGGCACGTGCCCGGGACGGGGGCGAATTTCATGGCCTCCGGTGGCGTGCTCACGGGACCGCGCAACATCGTGGCCGGCGAGGCTGGGCCGGAGGCGATCGTGCCCCTGAATCGGCCGCTGTCACAGGTGGACCCGAGTGTGCGCGCGCTGTCTGCGATCGCCCAGGGCCTCTCCTCCACCCCGCACCTGGCCAGCGGCGGAGTGGCGCTGCCGGGCGGCGGCCAGACTACGATCATGCCGGGGGCGTTCCAGATCAACACGCGCGACCCGTACCGCGCGGCCATCGAAGTGCTCGACGGCATCGCCGAAGGGGTGAATAGCTGATGTTCCAGGGCTACCTCGAGCTCGGCGGGACGGAGATCCTCAACGCCGCCCGCGCCTACGGCTACTCGCAGACCGCGGACTGCCCTGTCACGTGGTTCAAGGACCCCGAGTGCCCGGAGATCGCGGACGCGCTCGGCGACGCCGTGTACGACTACGCCGACATCAGCTCGGCGCCCTGGTACGACCCGGCCGAGGAGGCGACGTCGCGGTTCTTCGGGGTGTACCCCCTGACGATCCAGGGGCTCGACGATTCGACGGCCGTGGGTCAGAGCGTCCAGGCCATCGGCAACGGTGGCGACATCCAGCGCGAGCGCTTCGCCACCCGGCAGGTGAAGGTCAAGGCGATCCTGGTCGCCCGCGGACTGGACGCGCTCGAGTCCGGCATGTCCTGGCTGGCCGCCACCATGATGCTGCGGGCGTGCGCGACGCACGACTCCGCATGCGGCGACATGGACCTGCACTTCTTCGCCGACTGCCCCACCACCCCGGATGATGCAGAGGTGTGGGGGCGGAACGTGCACGGGGTTCGGAGGATCTCCGGGCCGATCGTCATCGACGAGATGCGCCGCCGCAGCAGCCACGGCGACATCGTCGGGCGCACGGTGCAGTTCGTGCTCGAGTCGTCCTCTGCGTTCATCTACGCGAACCCCGTGGACGTGGAGCTCAACCCCACCGACCCCACCACCTTCGAGGACGTTGCGACGAACCTCGTCACGCGGCCGTCGGCTCAGATCCGCAACGCGACGGCGGACGTCGTCGTCGCGACGAACTACGCCACGAACCCGTCGAACGAGACGAACGTCACCGGCTGGTCGTCCGGCAGTAGCAACATCGTGCTCGCCGCACCCGCCGCGCCGGTGCGGGACACGACCCAGTTCTACGCAGGCGCGGCATCCGCGCGCGCCACGCTGACCTCTACGGGCTCGGGCACAAACCAGTATTTCTACCTGCGCCAGGAGGTCACGATCCCCACGTCCCCGGCCCGCTTGCGGTTCTCGCTGGGGATGTGGGCGATGATGAACAACCAGACGGGCGCCGCGGTGCTGAACGGCATCGACATCGTCGCCATGTGGCGAGCCGGGGGCTCCACCCTACGCACGGACGCCATCGCCACGCTGCCCAACGCGGGAGGCTTCGTGTCGCTGGCGTCCGTCGCACCGCCTGCCGGTGCGACGTCGGTGATTATCGAGGCGCGTGGCAAGCTGTCCTCGTGGGCCAACGGCAACGTCATCCGACTGTTCGCCGACGCCTGCCTCGTGTCGGTTCCGTAGGGAGGGTGGGATGAGCGTTCTGTCATGGGGTGCCGGCGGCACTACCCGTTCCACGAACACCTCCGGCCCCGGCGACGGCTGGCGCACCCCTGGGCTCACCATGCCCACCTGCCGTCAGATCTACGACGGCAGCCGCCCGATCTACATCTTCTCCGTCGCGCCCACCGCGGGCTCCGGCGATCGGCTCGGCCGCTTCCGCCTGCAGGGCGACGGCTCAGACCGCTCGAGCGTGTACCTCGCTACGTCCGGCCAGGCGTTCGAGTTCCGCGTCATCCGCAACAGCGGCAACATCCAGCTCGGCCTGCTGGGCAACGGGGGCGGGCCGACATACTGGATCTCCTCGGGTAATCCCGTCAACTGGTCGCCGAACGGCATTCAGCCAGGCCAGATGACCTACTACCAGGCGCCGAGTGCACCGCAGAACGTGGTCATTACGCCCGGCGCTGGGCAGATCTCCGTCGCTTTCACGAACCCGGCCGACAACGGCGGTTTGGCGCTGACTCAGTTCCGCCATCAGGTCTCACTGCGCAGCGATTTCGCGACCATCGTGAAGGAGGTCACGGACACTGCCACGCCGACGGTCATCACGGGCCTGCCGTCCGGCGTCGTGCTCTACCACCGGATGCTGGCGGAGAACAACGTAACCTCCACGCTGGGCAAGAAGGGCGGCGCCGCCTCCGCAACGAAGTCCTTCACGCTCGGCGCGGCACCGGCGACATCCCCGACGATCACGGCTGGCACCCCCAGCGCAGACGGCAAGTCCATCTCGCTGTCGATCACGCCGCCCACCTCGAGCGGCGGCCTGGCGATCACGAACTACACCGTCGACTACACGCCTGTCGACGGAGCGGGTGGATCAACGGGGGCAACCCACACGGCCACCTTCACCCCAGGGCCGAACGGGGTCATCACCGGCCTGAACCCCGGCCAGCGCTACAAGTACGTGGCGAAGGCAGTTACGTCCGCCGGCTCATCGCCGGCATCGGCGAACTTCTTCGTGACGCAGACGCGGCCGACCCTGCTGCCGGGCGAATACTACGATGGCGCATCCACCGCGCTGACGGACAGCACGTTCGCCTGGTCCGGGACCGCACAGTTGTCCGCCTCGCAGGCCAAGGGCTATTCGGTCCCCGGATGGCTGGCCTTCCCGACCGGCACAGACGCATCGGGCGCCACCGGTGTCGTCCACTCGCTCACGGGCGGATTCAACCGGAGTCGTGCGGCACGGGCGCGGTTCTTCTCTGACGCAACCGCGGACGGGGTGGTCCTGGGTACGGCCGCCGACCCGGCTGCAGAGTCGGTCAGGTACGGTGCCCGGATGTCCGTGCGTCCCACGCGCGAGCAGTCAATGGTGATGGGTCTGCGCTACCTCGACGGGTCGAGCGCGGTGCTCGCGACAGAGCTGAGCACGGATGTCGTTGACTGCCCCGCGGGGATCTGGACGAACCTCACCCCGATCGCAGGCAGCCTGTCCCCCGCCGGCACTGCGTCGATCCAGGTGATCGCGGTCGACTCCGACTCCGGCGACTCGTGGTCGCTGTGGCTGGGCGGCGACGCGCTGGACATGGACTCGGCCATCCGGGTGATCGGGCTGGTCGACACCTACTTCGATGGCGCCAGCGGTGATACGGCGCAGTTCACCTACGCCTGGACCGGCCCCGATGACGCATCGACGTCGACACGCACTCCGGCTCCGGTGAACACGGTCGACCCGCTCGCGGACCCGGACTGCCCCGCTCCGCCGGAGCCGCCGCGGCCGCCGATGATCCTCGACGACTGCATCGACGAGACGGGCACCTGGCGGCGGTACTGGGTGTCCATTCCGGCAACCCTGATCCCGGAGTGGGCCAGCGCGCTGCCCACTCTGGTGATGACGACTGCCGGTGCGGCCGCCCGGCAGGCGCGCATCCGCACGTACCCCAACCCGGATGGCGACGACCCGACCGACGTCGATCCGGCCAGCTACGACTCCGAGCTGATCGTCTCTTACCTTCCGGCCAACACGCAGCTCACCCTCGACTCGGCGATGCAGCGCGCGTACGCATCGGTTGCCGGCGCCAGCCCGATCCCGGCCGACAGCCTGATCTACGGGACGGACAACACCCCGCCGGTGTGGCCGGAGCTGAGCTGTGGCCAGGCGTACGTGGTCTCCTTCGACGTCCCGCTGGATGCGCCCATCGGCAACCTCGACACCGCGGTGTCGCTGACCAGGAAGATCATCTGATGGCGGCAGGTCGCTGGGTCGATTCGTGCGTGCAGGGCCACACGGCGTACATCATGGATCGAGGCGGCACGAAGCGCATCCCCGGCGGCAAGCTGCAGGATCTGTCGATAGTGCAGTGGAGTCGCATCCGGGACACGGTCAGCGAGGCGTCGCTACGCATCCAGGGGGATGCGTGCGCTCCCCAGGCGGATCTGCTGCGCTCGATCGAACCACACCGTCACGAGCTCGTGATCTTCCGCGGTCAGGAGCGCGTCTGGGAGGGCCCGATCTCGCTGGTCGGCTGGCACGACGACTACGTGGAGGTGTCCGCGAAGGACGTCGTGGAGTACCTCAACTTCCGGCCACTGTCGAAGGTGTGGGACAACTCCTACCCGCACAACACGACGGCCACCGGGCGCATCGAGGCCATCATCGAGTACGAGCTGGCCAACAGCTTCACGTTCAAGAACACGGCCGGCGCCACGGTCACCCTGCCGGGGTGGGAGCAGATCGACCCGCCGATCAACGTGCTGCCCTTCCTGGATGTGCGCCACTTCCCGAACGAGGCCGGGACAGCAGCCCTGACCGCGAAGGCGCAGATGTCGGTGGGTGCACACCTCGACAACCTGGCGCGCACGGGCGGTATCGACTACACCGTGATCGGTCGCTCGATCATCATCTGGGACGTCTCCCACCCGCTGTCGACGACGAAGACGATGACCGAGGCTGACTTCATCGGTTCCCCCGTGGTCTCCTCCTACGGCACCGACCACTGCGTTGTCGCCCTGACCACCGGTGCAGATGACGCCTTCGGCGGAGCCGGTGCGAACGACGACTACTACGGCCCCTGGGTGAAGATCTTCACGGTCTACGACGAGACCTCCACCGACATCCCCACCCAGGCGGACCTGAACTCGCAGGCGCAGCGAAACCTCTCCGGCCGCAACCCGGTGCCCGTGGAGGTGCGACTGCCGGACGGCACGTCCGTGCGCCTGAGCCCCGGCTTCACGATCGACCAAATGGTCCCCGGTGTCTACGTCCCGCTGCGCGCTACGCTCAACGCGCGCACGACCGTGCAGATGCAGAAGATCCACGAGGTCGTCGTGCGCGAGACTGCGGACGACGGTGAGACTGTCGCACTGACCATGGTGCCGGCAACGGCGCCCGACCTTGAGGACGAGGGCTGAGATGACCGGCGCAGGCTCGACCCCACGTACCGCGGCTGAACTGTGGCGAGACCAGAACGCCCGCATCGGGGCGCTGCAGAGCGCGCGTCGCACGTCGATCGGCCGCGGCGTCCGCTCGGGCCCGACCGCCCTGCGCACGGAGATCACCCCGAAGTATTGGGACTTCTGGCTCGACACCGATGACGGTCACATGTACGTCGGCAGCAAGAGCGGCACATGGCGGCAGTACAGCGGGAGTACTGCGGCCGCGGCCGCGGCCTGGGACACGATCAATGGCACAGGCACGGCAGCACTCGCGGGTCGCACCGTGAATATCACGATCCCGACCGTGCTCGAGACAACGGAGACTCTGCTCTTTCAGGCCGGATCGGTCGGGTCTGGGTTCGGCTTTCTCTCCGGAGTGTCTGTCACTCGCAACCCGACGAACACGACTCTCACCGTCCGGTTCATGCAGATCATGTCGACCGCGACCCAGTCGTTCTCGGTCAACTGGGAGATCATCCCTCTGTAATACGAAAAGGGCTAGACTGCCGCCCATGGTGCAATCCCTGATCCTCCCGTTCACGGGTCACGGCGTCGACATCCCGTGCTCGTGGCAGTGCCACAGGAACCGCAAGCCCCCGTCGACAGAGGCGGGCACGGACTTCGCGATCCCCAAGGGAACGCAGCTCGTCTCCCCGATGGACGGCACCGTGCGCGGCGTGAAGCTGTCGAACACGGGAGCGATGGGCCGGGTCGTCTTCCTTCAGGGCGATGACGGCACCACGTGGGTGCGCCTGCTGCACATGCTCGAGGTGAACATCCGCAACGGCTCCCGTGTCCACCAGGGTGACGACCTCGGCCTCTCCGGCTGCTCAGCGAACGGCTATGACGTTCCCATGTTCGGCGTCGGATGGCACGTGCACACGAGCCTTTGGGTGGACCGGAAGGCTCCCGTTCCTGGCCTCACCCCCACGGTCGACTTCATGGCCTACGTCGGCGGATCTCCCGCAGGCGGAGGCGGCAAGCCCATCAATCCACCCACCCCAACCCCGACGCCTCAGGAGGAGGACGACATGGCCGGAAACAGCGGCTTCTACTACACCCGCAAGGGCACTGGTGGCGTCAAGGACGCCATCATCTACCTCATCGTCAACGGCGATGAGTCCACGTACCACGAGTACAGCAACGGCGCCGGCAACGGCCCGATGCCCTCGGGATACAACAACGCGATCGCCGCGGCCTACCGGACGGGCTCGTTCGCGCCCATCACCGAGGGTCACGCGAACGTCATCAAGGCGCAGAACTCGGCCAAGGCCGGGCAGCTCGCCGTCGACCTGGACTGGGACGACGTCGAAGGCGTCAAGAAGCTGCTCACCGCGCAGGCCGCGTCCGGCGCGGTGGCCGCCACGGCGGAATCGCTCACCCGCTAGACTCTGCGGTGACTGGGGTGGTCGGGCAACCGGCCACCCTTCGCCATGAACAGGGGGAGCTGGGATGCCGGGAGAGCTCTATGCCGCGGCGCTGGTGGCGATCGCCGCCGTCAGGACGGTGAACCCCGACTGGGGCTCCTGGCTCGGCGATACGATCTCGGCCCAGTCCATCCTGCAGCTCCTCGGCGGCGGCATCCTCATCCTGCTGTTCGCGACGAACCGCATCCTCACGCGCGGCCAGCATCTGGACCGCATCGCCGACCTGCAGAAGCACCATGCCGCGGAGATGGTGGCGGCCGAGGAGCGACGCAAGGGCGACGTCGCAGCGGCCGAAGCTAAGTACACTCTCATGCTTTCCGAGAAGGACGCGCGCTACTCTGAGCAGAAGGAGCAGTTGGTCTACTGGCAGAACACCGCCGAGCGGCACGACGTCAGAGCGAACAAGGCCACCGAGCAGCTCGTGGAGATGAACGAGCTGGCGAAGCTGAGTGTCCACGCCTTCGCTTCGTTCGAGGAGGCGGCCAAGCTCGAAAGGGGAGAGTCGGCATGATGCTCGACGATGACGACCCGATCGACGAGAACACCGAGGTCCGCCATCAGCGCACTGCGGAGGCTAAGGTCGCTCTCGACAGCGCGCAGATCGCGACCATCCACACCGACGAGGTCGTGGCAGAATCTATTGGCCTGGTCACCATGATCCGGGCGATCCGCCAGGAGAACCACCTCACGCAGAAGTGGCGGTCGATCATCCAGGGGTACGGACAGGGGGCAGCGTGAACGCCGAGCAGATCAATGCGCTGGCGACGCCGTTCGCCCTGGGGATGGGTATCCCCTGGTTCCTGTTCACGGTCATCTACGGACTGCTCTCGCCCTGGTTTCGCTCGCTGCTGGGAACGGTGATGTTCCTGCTTGGGCTGTCCATCACGCTCGTCTTTGCCAACATCGTCGCGCGCCGGGTCTGGGGTGAGTTCGCCGGCTACGAGTGGTGGGCTCTCGGCATCTACGCCTTCGGCCTCTTGACGGCCACCGCGTTCGTCGTCATCGTTGTCGTGGAACTCGCCCGTGGTGGCGTGCTCACCATCCTGCTCAAACGGAAGAAGATCTGATGCTCCCCTCTCTCGCCCACAAGTACCTCGTCGCCGCGCTGCAGGCCGGCTTCGTCGTCCTGACCGCGCTGCTCGCCGTGCTGCAGAAGGGCACCGTCACCGGCGTGGATGTCTGGCAGCTCATCGGTGTCGGCGTCGGCGCCGTGCTGGCCGTCTGGCTGCCGCTGGTCGGCACGAAGCAGGCTGCGCTCCTGAAGATCGTCGGCGTGCTCGTCGGCGCGCTCATCACTGCCGGCGCCATCTTCTTCGCCCCCGGTGGCTGGAACGCGACGAACATCATCATCGTGATCCTCGCCGTGCTGAATGCGCTGTTCACTCAGATCGGTGTCGCCGTCCGGGTGGACGGTGTTGCGAAGGCGCTGGCTGATCCGAATACCGACAACGACGTGGTGCGCGGCCTGGATCCTGCCGCAACCAAGGCCGCCTACGCCCAAGCCGCGTAGTCGTCTGGCTCAGGAGCCCGTCACCTTTCGGTGTCGGGCTCCTCGCCTGTCATGGCCCATCGCTGCAGCGCTTCATCCGGCGCCTCGAACACGAGCAGGTTCGGGCGGTGGTTCCACTCGCTGTCGATGGTGACGTGCCAGTGTTTGCACTCGGGACAGCGGTAGGCGTAGATGTCCATCACCAGAGTGCCCTCGCGGTTCAGCCGTCGGGCTTTCGTTCGCGCGTAGATGCGGACATTCGCGATGCTGCTGTGCTTCGTCTTGCCGCTCGAGCAGCCCTTCACGATCCAGAGTCCGGATCACTCGATTCCTGGTCAAGCCCAAACCGGGCCAGGATGATGCGTCGCTTGGACTCCGCCGCCTCGGGGTTGTAGCTCACACCGACGACGGCACCGGGGAAGTCGGCACGGAAGACATCGGCCATCCGTAGCGCGACGATCAGTGCGTCATCGCCGCGGTACACCTCAGGGTCGAAGTCGTTCACGTGCACTCTTGCGATCGCCTCAGCCATGGTCTTCCTCCGATACGGTCGGAACGACGCGGACGCCCTTGCAGGAATGCGTCACCATCCACACCCACTTCCCGCAGGTCGGGCACTGGGTACGCCCGTCACCAGGGTCGGAGTGCGGATGATCCGCGGGTGGTCTATCGGAGAGGGCACGGCGGTACGGGTTTGCGTTCCTGCCGAACGTGGGCGGGAGCGTGTACGCGGGTCGCGGATCTTCCTCTTCGTCCTCCCGCTTCCAGGGATATCGACCGCGCATGTAGCCCTCGTCCCATGCGTCCGCGATCTTCGCCTCCTGAGCTACGAGAGCAGCCCGAAGCCGCGAGATCAGATCGGCAGGAGAAGCCGCAGGCTTCGGGCCATCGGGCGACGGCCACCGCATGGCCTCCTCCGCGAGTGCGGCGATGTCAGTCATCAGCCTCCACCTCGATCTCGCACATGTCGGCCCGCCAGTGGTCGCGGGTGCCGTCCGCGTACTGGATGCCGACCGTGGGGACGTCGGTGTAGGAGAACACGGTCCCGCGGCCGCGCTCGTCGCCCTGGGCGTAGCGCGCGACGACGCGCTGTCCGACGGCCTCCACGCCGACGGTCACAGCTCTGTCCGCCGCAGGATCGCGCCGCACTCGGCGCAGACGATGTTGAGATCCGCGTCGAGGGTCGCCTCACGTGGATTGCAGTCGCACCCGAGCTTCTGCGGAGCCGGGGGCTCGCTCGGCATGAACATCTCGAGGAGCCGGATGGTGCGACACGGGTAGGGGTCTCCGTCCTCGACGCAGTCGCCGTACTCCTCGCGCGCGTGGATGATGCGCAGGGTCTCGACGAACTGCTCCTGGGTGATCGCAGCCATCAGTCGACCGTCCGTCCGTAGTCGACGCCGGTGACCTTGAGCTTCGTGAACTGCAGTGCGGCGCTCAGCGCGTCGATTGCCACCTCACGGACTCGCGGCTGCACGTAGGCAAGCGTGATGTGCGAGCGGTAGTTCGCGAACGAGTCGATGTGCGGCAGCACACCGAGTGCGGCATTGAGGTCGTGCATCTCGCTGCCGAGTTCAGCGACGATGCAGGAGTAGGGAAGCTCGGGATTCTGCGAACCGAAGTCGACGATGTGGGCGATCTCAACCTCGATCCCGGCGACGTCGCCGAGCAGCTCGTCCACGATCTCCTTCATCTCGTGCGCCGGGGTCAGCAGGCCGTACTTCACCGTGGCGTGCGGGTGTTCGCCGACCGGCCCCTTGACCCAGTGCATCTTGGAGGTAGGCCCCGCGTAGACATAGTCCGGCTCTGTGAAGCCGACCTCGAACAGGATCTGCCCGACGGGGATCGGGGCGAACTCGAGCCCGACGAAGCCGAGGTTGTACGTGTCGATCCCGAGGCCCTTGTGGATCGCCTCGCGGCCCACGAACTGGTTGCGGTCAGCCATGAAATTGCTCCTTGCTCTCAGAGGGCACAGAATCGCCTGTGCCGCGCGCGACCCCCACTTGGCTAGGGTCATGTGTCCCCGCCTCTACGGCGGGCAGGACGGTGGCGGCGAGCCGCTGTGCGATGGCAAGCCGTTCTTCGGGGGTAGCGAAGGCGACCACAACGGCCACCCCGAACCCCACGAACGCCTGACGCATCTGCTCCACGGCCTTCGCCATGGCGTTCGCGATGATAGGGAACGCCGCCAGCGCGACAATCTCCTCGTTCCACATCGCCTCGCGACGAGCCTTGCGGATGGCGCGTCCAGCGCGCCGCTTCTCAGGAAGCATTCGGTCCTCCATTCAGTTCCAGGTTCTCCGGGTCCGACGTCGTCGGCACGGCTACTGCAGTGAACGTGCTGGGCGGCTGG